TACAACCATAGCGAGCAAATGTTAATTTTAGCTAGAACTAAAAACGATAGTTTAAAGCTAACTATAGACGATAAGGGCGTATTTATGCACGCTGAGTTAATAGACACAACACAAAATAGGGACGTTTATAAAATGGTAGAGGCTGGCTTACTTAACGAGGGTAGCTTTGCCTTTACTGTAAAAGAGCAAGACGTAAGAGAGGTAGGAAACTGGGGCGACCCTAACTATGAGATCCACCGCACTATACTTAGTATAGGCAAACTGTTTGACGTAGCTATATGCCCTAATGGGGCTTATGGGGACTTAACCGAAATATACGCACGCTCTAAAGACTTAGTGGAGGCTGAGGCTTTAGGCAAAGTGGAGGCTTTGAAACGCTGCGAAATATTAAGGTTAAAAAATAAAAATAAATTAAAACTTATGGAGGTAAAAAACAATGCCAAATATTAAAGACTATTGCAACAAGCAATTAGAAGAAAAAAAGGCAAGCTTAGACGCAATTAACAAGCGTACTGCTGAAATTAACGCAAGAACTGAAGAACTAGAAAAGATTAACGAAAGAGCTTGCGACGAAAAAGAACTAAAGGCAACAGCTGAGGAAATAGACAAACTAAAAGCTGAACTTGCCGAAAAAATGGCTGAAAAAGCGGGGCTAGATGCTGAAATTAAAGAGCTAGAACAAATGATAGCCGACGCTGACAAACCAGCCGACAACCAAGACGAACAACCAAAAAGAAATCAATTTTTAAACTTTGAAACTAGAGGAGGACAAAACAAAATGACACAAGAACAATTAGAAATGAGAGAAAAGCAAGCAAAAGAGTTTGCTGAAAGAGGAACTTTTAAGAAAGGAACAGCCGAAACTAGAGCTATTTTAGTATCTAGTGGCGATATTGCTACACCTACTGGCGTTGCTGGCGATATTAGACCTAACTTTGAACACGTACCAAGCATTGTAGACGAGGTAGACATTTTAGACTTAGAGGGTATGGGAGCTTATAAAATACCTTATGAAGTATCTATTAGTGAAGCTGACGTAACAGCTGAGGGCGCAGCTTACAACTCAAGCGACCCAGTATATGACTATGTAACTTTAACACCTAGTACAGTTACAGTAATGAGCCAAGTATCTAAACAAGTTAAAAAGCAAACACCAGTAAACTATCAAACTAAGGTAGAGGACAGCGCATATAAAGCTTTAAGAAAGAAAGCAGCAGCTGTTATTACTAACGCTATTGCTACAAGTGATTTAAGCAAGACTGTAAATATTAGCGTAGTAGACGGCAAAGGAGCTATTGACGACAAGACTTTAAGAAATATTGCTTTAAACTATGGTAGTGCTGATGCAGTAATGGGCGACGCTGTACTACAATTAACACAAGCTGACTTAGTAGCTTTTGGCGACGTACGCAGCGATACAACTTTACAAGCTGTATACGATATTAAACCAAACCCAGCTAACCCTAACACTGGTACTATTAGCGACGGTGGCTTAACAATTAGATACATTTTAAACTCTAACTTAACACCTATTAGCGGTACAGCTCAACCAGCAGTAGGCGGCAACGCTATCGTAGGTATGATTTACGGCCAAGCTAGATGCTGTGCTTTAGGTTTATTTAGCGGTTACGAGGTTTTAGTAAGTGAGGACTTTGCTTTTGATAAAGGTATGCTTACTATTAGAGGCGACGTAGAAATGGACGCTAAAGTACAAGTATTAAACGGCTTTAACGTTGTAACTTTACCAGCTGCAACTGAATAAAAAAACAAAAAAATTAGTGGCTATTAGCTTTTCTAGTGCCTTACTTTAGCTCTTAGCCACTCCTTTTAAAAGGAGGTAAAAAACTATGCCACAAAACGACATTATAGCAAATATGACTAACCTTGGGGACAGCGGGCAAAACGAGTTTGTAGAAAACTACACCCAGCTAGCTTATAACACCTTATACGAAATGGGTATAAGTAAAGCTTATCTTAATAGTGATGCAGCAAGCTATGTGCTAGCTAAAGTAGTTACCGACTTAGTAGAGGACGGCAACTTAAGCAATACTACTAATGCCTTAATAGCAACACTACGTACTAATCACAACCACAGTGAGGACGTAGCGACACAAAACGAGGGCGGCGGATCCAATGTATAAGCCAGCCAACTTAAGAGAGTTTGTAACACCAGCAGTGCATAAAAAGCCAGCTAGTGAAATTATAAACGGACACGACCAAAAAACTTATACAGCAGTAGGCACTATTAAAGGCAAGTTTAAGCAAAAGACTACAAGTGAGCTTAACGCTAATGGGTTAAGCATAGTAGAGGACAAAATAAGCTTTATAACTTGGTGGAGTAGCAACCTAGAGGCACAAGACGTTTTAACTATTAACAACATTGACTATGAAATTATAGGCAACGTAGAAAACGTAGAGCAACGCAACCGCTATGCAGTATTAACACTACGCCTTATAAAAGGTGGGGCTTAATATGGCAAAAACTAATTTTAGTTTAGACTTTGACGGCTTTTTAAAGCTAGCTGAGGACGTAGACAACTTAGGCGAGGGCTACTTAAAAAAAGCTGTAGACAATGCTTTTACAGCATCTAAAGACTATATAAACAACGCTGTAGCTGATGCTATGGAGCAAAGCAAATATAACTTTAATAGAGGGCAAGGCTACTCACTAGGAAAAGCTAAAGCATCTTTAAGTAAAATAAGTAATATGCCCGTAGAGTGGCAAGGCACTACAGCAAGAGCGTTTATAGGTGTAAGTATGCGAGATGCACTAGAGGTACAGTTTTTAATATACGGTACACCTCACTTAGCAGCTGACACTAACTTAAGAAATGCAATAAAAGTAAAAGGCAAATATAAAAAAGAGGTTAGCAAAATACAATTAGACGAGTTTAACAAGGTAATAGAGGAGGCGCTAAACAATGGTTAATATATATGACGACTTAGCACAACTTAATATACCAGTTTACGCTGAGGGCGCAGCGCCCCAAGATTTACCCAACGAGTATTACACAGTAACTGAGGACTACACAAGCGACCTTGTAAACGCTGATAACCAAACACAGCAAGTGTTATACGAGTTTACGCTTAAGTGGTATACAAAAGATGCTACAAGGCTTTATACGGGCTTACAAGCAGCAATAACACTGCTTAAAAGTAAAAACTATATTATAGGCGGCGTAGGCTTTTGGAATAGGACTTACAAAGAGACTTGGTTTTCACGCCAAGTAGACATAGAAAAAATAGACTATTTATAGGAGGACAAAAAATATGGCAAAACAATTTAGAGGAGTTAGCCGCTTAGTTTTTGCAACAATTACTGAGGGCGACAACGAAACAACTTACGGAAACCCTACAGCTATTGAGGGTGTAAAAGCAATTAGTAGAGATATTACAAGCGATAGCGAGGACGTATGGGCTGACAATGCTTTATACCAAAAGACTTACGCTGGTACTAGCGTAAACCGTAGCTTTGAAACTGTAAGACTAGACCCAGCTATAGAGGCTCAACTACTAGGCTTAACTACAGTACAAGTAAAAGCAGCTGGAACTGGTACACCAGCAGTAAACGCTTTTGCTACACCAGCTGACGCAAGCAACCGCCCTTACTTTGCTTTTGGTTATGCTTTACACGACGGAAACGCTGACACACCTTGCGAAATCGTTTGGGCTTTTAGAGGCATTGTAAACAGCATCTCTAAGAGTGCTAATACTATTGACGCAGGCACTGGATCTGAGGGACAAACAATAGACGTAACATTTACAGCGCCTATTAATAAGTTTACTACAACTAACCAACGTAATTTAGATATTTCAATGCCAGTAGACGCAAACACTGACGTAGACGACTGGTTTAACCAAGTAGTTACACCCGATAATGTAGCTACAATTATGGGCGCATAATAAAAAATAAATTAAAGGAGGCACAACCCAAATGAACGCAACAATAAACATTTATAAAGACTGTACTAGTGAGGAGCCAACAAAGCAATATGTATGCAAAAGGCTTTTGCTAGGAGTAAGCAAGAAAGTACAAGCACTAAGCGAAAATATGGAGGGTAAAACTGAAAAAGAGCAAGAGGAAATAATTATAGATATTTTAAAAACTATCTTTCCTAACTTTGAAAGCGACGACTTTAACTATATTGACCCAGTAGAGTACTTTAACTTTATAAAAGAAATATCAAACGAAACTAATAAAATAATGGGTAATGCCGTAAAAAACTAGCAAACGGAGGAGTAATAAGCACTACTCCTCCAAATGCTAAAAACAACATAAATGATATATTTTTTTCAATATTAGACGTATTGACTAAAAGGTTTAATGGCTTAAGCCCGTTTGAAATATTAAACACTCCAACAAGTGAGGTACTAGACTTATACGTTGATACTATTTTACACGATTTTAAAGATAAAAATAAAAATAATAATAACGTATGGGTAACCTCTAAAATGCCAAATGGA